GTTTTCAGCATTACGCCGATGATTGCTGGTGCTGGGCGAACTGGCGCAATGATTGGTATTGGTATTGGTTTGATTGCATTGGCAATTGTTTTAGCTCCAGCTGGTGGTGGTTTTCTAGGACTAGGCGCTGGACTGGCTCATGCAGCTGGTGGAGCTGCGGCCACTGGTTTTATTAGTGCAACAGCATCAACAATTATTGGCAGCATTGGCATATCACTTGTTCTCGGGGGTGTTGCTCAGTTAATTTCACCACAACAATCTTATTCAAGTGCAGAACGCGGTAAAGAAGCAGCGCGATTTGAGTCATTTACATTTTCAGGAGTTACAAATACTGTGCAGCAAGGGTTGCCAGTTCCAATTTGTTATGGTCGTACATACATTGGCTCGGCTGTAATTAGCAGTGGCCTTGACGTGGATCAACTGATATGAGCACTCATCATGTGATTCAAGGTTCCGGTGGACTAGGTGGTGGTGGCAAAGGTGGTGGCGGCCAGTCATATACACCAACAGAAGCTGATGATTCACTTCAGTCAGTTCAATATGGCAATGTTCTAGACCTCCTCAGCGAAGGTGAGATCGAAGGCATTGAAGGCGGCGTTAAAGGAATCTACCTTGATGGCACACCAATTCAAAGCAGCACTGGGACTGATAACTTTACTGGTTACACAATCGTCACCCGCACTGGTACGCAAGCACAAGCATACATTCCAAATACCAACGGAACCGAATCTGAAAAGGGTGTCAATGTAGAAGCAACATACATTGCTCCAGTAACCAGAACCGTTACTGATGTTGATGTTGATCGAGTGCGGGTAACAATTCAAATGCCAGCTTGCCAAGTTATTCAAGATAATGGCAACATTATTGGCAACAGTGTAAGCATTCAAATTCAAGTTCAGTACAACGGTGGAGGTTTTACAACCGCAGTATCGGATACCATCAGTGGCAAAACTACCAACAGTTATCAGCGTGATTACATGCTGACGCTGAGTGGTGCTTTTCCCGTTGACATTCGATTGGTTCGTGTATCGCCAGATTCATCCAGCGCACGCAATCAAAATCGTACTTTTTTCTACAGTTACACCGAAATCGTAGACGAAAGACTTCGTTATCCAAATAGTGCTTTGGCATTCCTGCGATTTGACAGCCGTCAGTTCAATAGCATTCCATCACGCAAATATCTTGTACGTGGCATCAAGATCCAGCTGCCTAGTAACGCTACGGTGGATACTACAACTTATCTTGGTCGCGTTACTTATTCCGGCGTATGGGATGGAACGTTTGGCGCCGCAACATGGTGTGCAGACCCAGCATGGTGTTTATGGGATCTGCTGACCAACACCCGCTATGGAGCAGCCATCCCAGCTAGCAGTTTGGATCGCTATGACTTTTATTCAATCAGTCAATACTGCAATGGTCTGGTCAGCAACGGTAAAGGTGGCCAAGAACCACGCTTCCTTTGCAATCTGCTACTGAATAGCCGCGATGAAGTTTATAACGTCATCCAAGAATTTACGGCACTTTTTCGAGGTATTGCTTACTACGGTGCTGGCACCTTGGTGGTCAATCAAGACAAACCATCAGATCCTCAATATGTCATCACTGCTGCCAATGTAATCGATGGCATTTTCAACTACTCCGGCACATCACAAAAAGCACGAGCTAGCACTGCAACTGTTGGTTACCAGACCTACGAAGGCTTAGGCGAAGTTGAATTTGAATACGTTGAGGATGCAGAGGCAATTGCCAAATATGGCATTGTAAATCGCGACATTAAGTTGTTGGGTTGTTATAGCCAAGGCCAAGCGCATCGCGCTGGTAGGTGGATGCTGCTGAGTGAACAAAACCTTACTGAAACCATCACATTTGCTGTGTCACTTGATAGTGGCATTGTGTTGCGTCCCGGCATGGTGGTCAGTGTTGCTGATCCACTTAAAGCAGCTTCCCGTCGTGGTGGTCGCATTAGCAGTGCAACAACAACAGCCATCACAATCGACAGTACAGAAGGCTTGAGCGTCATCGTTGCAAATAGCGCAACACTTATGGTGATGATGCCTACTGGCTTGGTTGAGACGCGCAATATCAGTAGCATTGTTGGTCGTGTAGTCACAGTTGCATCAGCATTCAGTGAAGCACCCAATTCACAATCGGTATGGGTCATAGAAACTACTGATGTAGAGCTGCAAACATTTCGCGTCATTTCTGTTGCTGAATCAGAGCCTGGGATTTATGGTGTCACAGCGCTTGCTTATAACGAAAGCATCTATGCTGCCATTGAAAGTGATCTAGAAATTACACCCCGCGACATTACAAATCTTTCACTACAACCTGATCCAGTAGCCGATATTAACGGTGTTGAGTTTTTATATGAAGAAGGTCAAAGTATTTTAACAGGTTTTGATTTGAGCTGGATCAGTCCCGTGCAACGTGTTACGGCCTATCGCGTTCAATATCGTTTAGATAGCAACAACTGGATCACTACTGAAACCACCTCGCCTTCGTTGCGCATTGGTAGTTTAAGTCAAGGCACACTGCAAGTACAAATTCAAGCGCTTAATAGCTTAAATGTTGCTAGTACCATTACTGCGGCATCTTTTGATTTAGCCGGTAAAACTGCCGTACCCGGAGACGTTCAGAATTTAAGCCTTGAGTGCATAAATGCCAACAGTGCCAGGCTGCGTTGGGACCAAACAGTTGATCTAGATGTTAAAACGGGTGGTTTTATTTTTATCCGTCATAGTTGCCTGACTGATGGAACTGGCACCTGGGGAAATTCAATTGACTTAATACCAGCAAAAGCAGGTTCAGCTACAGAAGCAATTGTGCCTCTAGTAAACGGAGAAATTCTTGCCAAATTTGTTGATGATGGTGGAAGGGTATCTACCAATGAAACAAGTGTAATTGTCACGATACCTACAACACTTACCGCTCTGCCTGTTTTAACACGTAGAGAGGATCAAGATGCGCCGCCATATCAAGGCACAAAAACAAATGTTTTCTACAATGCGGACCTTGGCGGTTTAATGTTAGATGGTTTATTCACGCTTGATGAAATACTTAATTTTGATTTAATTTCTTCTTTTGATTATTTAGAAGAGATATGGCCTGAAGGCACGTACTACTTCAAAAACGTGTTGGATCTTGGCGCAGTATTTAGTCTTGATTTGCGGCGTTATTTTGTGACGCGCAGTCTGTATCCAAATGATTTAATTGATAGCCGTATATACGAAGTTGACTTTTGGTCTAGCTGGGATGGTGTTGTAATTGATTCGGTCAATGCAATACTTTATGTCCGACGTACAAATGATGATCCTGCTGGCACACCTACCTGGAGTGCTTACGAGCCATGCGTCAACGGTACGTTCCTTGGCCGAGGATTTCAATTCAAAACAGTGTTGCAGTCTGCTGATCCTTCCCAAAACATACTTGTCACCCAGCTTGGTTATGAATCATTATTCCAGCAGCGCACGGAACAGAGTTCTGCTGCTGTCAGCAGTGGTGCTGGCACCGCAACTGTGACCTTTAACAAGGCATTCTTTGTAGGCACTACTGCCTTAGGTGGTTTGAATGCCTACCTCCCTAGCATTGGCATTACAGCTCAAAACATGGCAACTGGCGATTATTTCGCGCTTGGAACGGTCACTGGCACCAACTTCCAAATCACCTTCCGCAATGCTGCTGGAACAGCCATCAACCGCAATTTCACCTGGAGTGCTGTGGGTTATGGCAGGTCGGTCTAAGATGGCAATACAAATAAGTTTCTGAACTGGCGTGGCAACTCACGATTACGTCATAGACAATGGCACTGGTGCGGCAGTCAGGTCCGACCTAAACAACGTGCTGGCAGCCATTGTCAGCCAAAACAGCAGTGCATCAGCACCTGCCACAACTTACAACTACATGTTGTGGGCGGATACCACGGCTGGCATCATGAAGATGCGAAATGGCGCCAACAGCGCTTGGATTTCGCTATGGGAACTTGATGGCACGTTCATTGCAACCGATATTTCGCTGAGTGCTGGGACAGCTGGAGCGCCAAGCCTGTACTTCACTGGTGACACCAACACCGGCCTGTATAGCCTCGGTGCCGATCAGGTTGCCATTACCACGGGTGGAACGGGACGGTTGTTCGTTGATGCAAGTGGCAGGGTCCTGGTTGGAACAAGTACGGCATCAGCTTTTACTATTGGAGCTTTTACTACTAATCTTCAAGTACAAGATACTGCAACTGCAGTTGGCATCGGAATTGAAAGAGCCACAGCTGATGCGTTTGGTCCAAACTTATGTTTCCGTAAGACACGATCAACTACTCCGGGAGGCGTTGCTTCTGTTGTTGATGGAGACATATTGGGCCAAATTAGATTTAGCGCTACTGATGGAACAAACCTTTGGGAAGCAGCTAATATCCGCTGTGTGGAAGATGGCACTCCTATCACTGGAAGTATTTATGGTCGTTTGGTGTTCTTTACATCTGATGGTGTGGGTCGTAGTGCAGAGCGACTGCGTATAGATAATGCTGGCACTACAACCCTTACATCAAACGCATCTACTGCACCATTTATTGCCAAGATCAACACCAGTGAAGTTTTTCGCATTGATTCAAGTGGCAGGGTAGGGATTGGCACTAGTAGCCCTACGACAAACCTAGAGGTATCCTCAACTTCCACAACTCAAATTGGTGTTGTAACAACTGATGCAACTGGTGCATCAATTGCAGGTTTAAGTTTAAGCAATCTGGTGTCTGGTGCGTCTACTCTTATAGCAAGAGCGGGAAGTAATTACACAATTGTTGGCGCAACAACTAACACGCCTTTATTGTTTTCGACTAATAATCTTGAGCGGATGCGCATCGACTCCAGCGGCAGGGTCGGCATTGGGACGAGTTCGCCTGGTGGTACACTAACTGTAAATGGCACTTGCAGAATTGAGCAAGCCAGCTCTTTTGCTGGTATCAACATTAAAAATAATAATGACAGTTCCCTTAGCACAACAACAAGTTATCTAGACGTAACTAATAATCTAAACACTATTGATGGACACATTTTCTTTGAGCATTTAACCACTGGCGGTTCTAATTTTATTGTCGGCACAACACCTGCGGGCGACCGCGCAACCGACAGAAGGGTTACAAGGCTAATTGTCACCTCCACAGGCAACGTCGGGATTGGCACTTCGAGCCCTAGCCAACCATTGCACGTCAATGGTAACGTACTAATTGGTGCAACTCCTGCAACACAGTACAGCAACTTAACAGTTGTTGGTGATGCTGCACTTCAAGCTGCAACACCACTCTTAAACTTCGTCAATGCTGCGGGTTCAACACGTTTTGGCTACATCTACCACACCGGCACTGGCAATAACTTAATCCTATTAAACCAAGAAGCTGGTGCAGTTGTATTTGGCACCAGCAACACCGAACGCGCCCGCCTCGACTCCAGCGGCAGGTTCTTGGTTGGCACGTCTGCTGCTGTTAGCAACGTTGGCAACGTCAAGTCAGAGTTCTTTGGTGGCAATGTTGTTCTTGACTCGTTCTTG